TAAATAAGTCTTGTTGTTAATGTTGTAGTGAAAGTAAAGTTCAATGAAAGGAATGTCTTTGTTGAACTTGTAAGGAACGATTCTCACTTGAGATTTTCCGTTTGCCGGTTTAAAGATTGAATCCGACTTTTTAGTGTTGTTTTGTAAAGAGCTAAATCTCTTTAGAGCCAATGAAATGTCCATTGTTTTTTTGTTTTTAAGGTTTAAAATTTGTTTTTAAAGTTGAGGTTTATATCGCGATATTCCTATATCTAAATATAACTTTTTCATCTTTTATTACTATAAATATACGACTATTTTTCCACATTACCAAATTTATTTTTGGAGGTTTTTTACCTTTCTTTCGAGGTAAAATACTGCTTTTTTGAGGTCTTCCAGTTCTTTTTGAGGGTCTTTTTTTCCTGCTCTTGCAACATATTTAACTACATTGAATAAGTAAGCATCTTTGTCCAATCCCCATGCTTCACATACTTTAATTACTTCGTATGGGTTGTCTACTCCCCCATAGTGTTGAGGGCCATTTACCATCTCCTTTTCCTTGTGAATTGGTATTGCGTATTCGGGTGTTCCTGAAAATGAGTATTCTTCTTTACTAATCTTTGGTTTTGCTGGCATTACTATTTGTTTTGTTTTGTTTTTACATTGCCACTCTCCCATTCGTTTATTTGAAATAGCAGGCGGTTTTGGCATTTGTGTCGAATAATCTCCGAATCCAAACATAATTTATTTTTTTATCTTTTCCAAATTTGATACCATTTTCTTTTAGGTGCAGGTTTACATAAACTAAATGGATTGTCTCCAAATGATGTTGTGCCTACATATTTTGATGAAAACATATTTAAAAATACTTCGTGATATTTTTCAGGTATCTTACTAAAATCAGCTTTTATTTCTACGTTCAATTCAATTGCACCATCTTCTATGGTTATCAATTTTAATGAATTGTAAGTTTCAACATATTGTGATGATTGAATGTTTAAGTGGCCTCCACCTAAAAACAATTCTGCTTCTTTTTTCTTTTCTGCCATAACTTATTTTTTACTATCCCAATATATTTCTCTAACTTTTTTTCCAAGTTCGATATCGTTTGGGGTATCTATTATCATTCTGCTATTAATTGTAATTAAATTTCTATCTTCTTTTATATAACATTCTCTACATAATTGTCCTGCTCCATCCACATAACCATATCTAAAATCGACATGAGTGGTTTTTAATGTAGTAGTTTCTACACCACACATAACACATTTTTCGTAAAGTTCTAATTTTTCCATAGCTATACTTTTTGTTTATTTAATTTATTTTGTAATTTGACAACCATTGCACATGACTCATACTCCTCAAAATCAATAAGGATTTGTAATTGTTCTTCTAAAAGGTCTGTAAATTCTCTACTATCAATTGACAATGTGATAACAAAAACTTCTTTGATTAAGACTTTTGCAAAATCAACTCGATTCTTTTTAGTTCTTAGACCATGTGCAATACCATCTACTATTGCCTTTGCAAGTTCTCGTCTATTGTTTTCAAAAATGTCCGAAGGTTCGTCTGCGTGAATTTCAATTGGTTTAAATCTTTTTCTTATTGACATAAATCAAATATAAGAAAAATAATTTAATTCTCCAAATTTTGAGTATTAAAAGATTTAAATACTTTTGTAGGTATCTTTTTGTATCCTGTATTTGATGTGGTTAAAATACAATTTCTAAATTCTTCCCAATCAATCATATAAGAATTATCCAATTGTCCACCAGTTTTTGACTTAACTACCTCATTAAGTGCATTAATAGTGTATATTGAATTTGATTGTTTCTTTCTATGTACAAGAATAGTTTTCCAATCGGAAGGAATTGCATTGGAACCCTTTTCGACATTAAAAGTAATAAATGCTTCTTCAGGTCTTATTTTACTTTCTAAAATAAAAACATTTGGATTGGTTAGAGTATAGTTAGTTAATATAAAATCAACCGACTTATCTAATTCCTCCTTTGTTGTAAAAAGACAAAGTAGTTGTGTGTTCATTATTATCTTTTAGTTTTGGATTTGAAACAATTTTGCATTTGTGGACTATACTGCATTGTTGTATTTGTTTTACCAGTTTTGCCAGTTTTAGCTCTATAAGTTCTATAACCAACATCTATTTTACTTCCGTCTTTTTTATTCAATGCATATGTAAATATTTTCATACCGGTTACATTTCTTGCATTTTGAAGTTGTTTTGGAGTTGGTTTATTTATTCCTTTACGTGCTAATTGTTCTCTTGCATCTTTTTCCGAATATTCGTAAGTAAATTCTTTTGATTCTTGTACTGAAAAGTTTTGTTCAAAGTCCTGAGTATTTTTTGCACCCATACACTCTCTCATTACTTGTCCATTTACAACAGTTCCACCCATATTAACATTAAAGCAAGAATATACAAGACTTTCAGGATTACCTGGCTCATATTTTTTAGGAGGTGCATCCATCATTTTTAAGTGAAATGATTTGATAACATCTTGTGATTGTAAAAATGTTCCTAATCCCATTTGAACACCACCCACTTTAATTTTTGTTTGGTCTAAATTTCTAAATAAATCGTGATGCGATTCAACTACTTTTTTTCTTTGAACACCAATAGTATTATTAACATCGATTCCATCGGGAGGAGTTACACCTGTGTTAATAAATTCATCGTTTAATATTTTAGAAATTTTATTTACAATTTTTTGTTGTGCCGGATTTCCTCCTTCTTTTGCACATATACGATTCACTGCTATTAATAATTGTTCCTGTGTTGGTTTTGCAGGATTTGCATCTTTCGGCAAATATGGTAACAATTCAGGTCTAACAATAGTTTTTTTCGTTTTTCTATCAACCATTGTAGTTGCATCTTCAAAGTTTTTAAGAATTGTTTTATCTTTTGTTCCTTTTTTACCATTCAATGCCATTAATTGGTCATTAATAGAAACACCTTTTACTTTCTTATTTGCTAATTCTATTAAATTAGATGCAATAGTTTGTGTACTATTAGAATATGTTTCTTCAATTGCATTTACTTTTTTAGCATGTTCTGCTAACATTTTAACGGCAGTTGCTGCTTCTTTTGGTTTGATTATACCAGCATCTTGTAATGATTTAATTTGGGTAAATTTATCATTTATTTCATTTACAAGAGTTGAGTTATCTTGGATATCTGCTGTTGATGTTTTATCTGAAAAGAAATTAAGTAATACGTTTCCTTTTCCATCGGTTGTAAATATACTTGTATCGGATGGGTTTGCACCTCCACCACCGGCTGCTACGAATGCAATTGCATCTTCTCTTTTTATTTCCGTTCCATCGGGTGCAAATATTCTTTTTGATTTTCTAAGTACATCTATTTGACCTGCTTTAGAATCCTCTGCTCCATAAAAACTATTCATTTGAACGGATTTTCCTAACAATCCTTTTTGTTGTAGGTTTGTAACATCGGTTTTTATTCCCTCATATTTACTTCTAGCAGACCTTGCACATACTAACGCTTTTGAAGCACATGCATTATTTTTTAAATCTTTTGGTAACGCACCATTAACTTCCGCAGTTAGAGATTGTTCTTTTGCAAGAGCAGTTCCACAATATTGTGCAACCAATACTCTTGTTAATTCTTCTTCATTTAAATTTGGATTTTTAGCTAATATTTTTGCACCCTCACATGAAATTATTTCATTAAATGCAGAACCTGCACCACCCGGAGCTGGTTTTTTACCTGTTGCTTTTTGATAACCATTATAACCATATTTTATCATATCGTTTTTAACTTGATTATCACCATCTTTTGCATCACCCATAACGATGCCTCTTTTGGTTTTGTAGATATCATTTACAACTGCCTTAACTTTTTTAGGGTCAGCCGGTGCCGATGGTTGCTGTTGTTTTTCTTTTCCAGTTGGTTCAAATACCTTGCCACCTTTATCTTTACCAAATACATTCGATTTTGGTTTTTCTTCGTCATCAGGGCCGGCATCAACCATATCAATATCTTTGTTTGAATATCCTGCGGTACGCATCATACCCTGTGCGATACCATATGCTTTTTTATTTTTATCATAACCCAATGCCGATGCAACCGTTACGTCTCTATCGGTTTCTGGGTTTACAAAGGTTTGTGCTAATACTTTATCTAATGGTTGTTTTTTAGTAGCTTCATCCAAATAAGAATAATACACTCTTGCTTTTTGTGCCATTTGATTGGCATTAGAAACACCATTCTCTTTTAAGATTTGTGCTAATTTTGTAACTTGTTCCTCTTTTGTTAAATCAATAATACCATATTCTACACGATATTCTAATTCTTTAAGGATTTCTTGAAAATTTATTGACATTTTTTATCTTTTATTTATCTTGCATTTCTAATTCTCTTCTATGTTTCTTTGCAACATCACCCATAAACTTTATAGCATCTTTTGGATTATCAAAACTCTTATCAATTTTACCTTGTAGTTTTTTAGGGTCGTTACCATAGGTTGGTTCTAATGTAATACGATGTTTATTACCTTCTTTTCCCATATACAAAGTATAGGTTGGCATATCACCATCACCCATATTATATGTAATTGCACCACCTTCATCTTTTTGTGTATATCCGTTACCACCAGATACTACATTTAAATGATTTTGAACAGCTGTTGTATAATCTTTGATGGTTGTTTTTAATTGGTTATCATATTTAACAGCATCTTTTGGATTATTTTTTTGCAACCTATATCGTAGACTACCAACTGGATAATCTCCACTTTTATCATCAGGTTTTTTATCACCTCCAAATACAGATGTGCCTTTAACTTTGGAAGCTTGACCCGCAGTTGTAGTTTTACCTGCAATCTTTACTTTTGTTGTAGGTCTTAACTTATGATTTTTACTATAAGTGTCAAATGACTTTTGTGATGCAAATTCGATTTCTTGTAATGGTATTAGGTCTACTAATTTCATATTGTTCTTTTATTAAAATGAACTATTGATTAAATCATAGTCTTTACTTGATAATTCTTTCTTTGCCCTTCTTAACAACTTATTAAAAATACTATTTCTTTCATTTGCATCTTTATTACTTGCAATTGAACCCTTAATATCCTGTCTTTTTTTGATTTGGTTCAATTTAGTAAGTGCATCTCTATCATCCATATAGATTGCTAATTCGATAGTAGCTGCAGTATGTTCGTTATTATCGGTCATTCTACTTACTTTCTTATTAAAAGCTTCGGCTGGGTTGTATAATTCCTTTAATGGAATCAAATCTACTAATTTCATACTAACATAATTATATGATATAAATATTAATTTTTAACTTATAACCTCCAAATTGTTATAATTATTCCCTTCTTCGATTTTGACCGGAAAACCACCTTTCTCCATTATTTCTTTAATGTCGTTTAAAAGTATTTCTCTTTCAATAGGATGTGTGTCGATAAGAAAGGCATCATAGGTATAAAGTATCATTTTTGACATTCTCCCCTCCAAATATTCCAATACTTCACCAATCTTCATATAATTGATTTCAGTCTCCAATGATTGTAGTAAGTAGTTGAATACCTTTTGTTCGTTTGCACCTTCGATTCTATCAAATGGTATTTCTCTTTTATATAAGAGTGTCGTAAGTTTTCCCGAAATGACGAACTTTTGGTATATTCCCTTAACATATTGGTCTACCTTTTGAAAGAAAGGAATTTGTCTAGCATTCTCATCTAATCCCCCATACAAATATGTAAAGGTTATTTTCTTTGCCGTCTCCAAATCACACCCATAAAGGTTTGCAAGATGTTGGTGAGCCGTAGTACCCGTTGGAAACTCATATCCAACCATTTTCGCAATCAAACGAATGTGATACGACTCATAGTCAAATTGAATTAAGGTTCCGTGTGGATGACGACTTATAAACATTTCTCTTGTACCATCCGACTTATTTAACGCAGAGTAGTTTACGTTAAGGTGTCTATTGGATGGTCTACCCGTTGTTGTATATGGATTGTATTGGGTGTAGACTATATCATTCTTTTTGAGATATTGCTCGTTAAAGTTAAAACTATCAATAAATTTTTCTCTAACGACTTTTACCCCGGGCCCTTCCAACCTTCCTAATGTTTGTATTGCTGTTGTATATTTTCTATCCCACTCTCTTCTTGTACTGATATTTGGGATTGTTTTTAGAACTTCATACCACTTCATTAAAGGAACACAATCATTCAACTCTTTAAAGTCGTTTCTATACCCCCTATAAACCGATTCTACGACCTCATTAAAGATAAATGGTTTCCCATTCTCTTCAAAGTAAACCCACTCATAATCCAATCCTATGGTCTTTAAATACCTATTGTCTAAAACTAATGTATTGATGTGGATTATTTTGGATATGTCAAATTTGTCTAACTTCTTTGCATCTATGTGATTGAAATTAATTATACCATCACTTCCGTCACTTTGTCTATAATAAATAAACGACAAACGATTTCCTAATGGATGTGCTCTATGAGAACTCCATACAGGAATGATAAGGTCAATATTTACATTACCCCCTAAAAACAAAAGTAGGGTATGTTTATCTTCAATTAGATTCATACCCTACTAATATACTAAAAATATTTTGATTTACAAAATTTATTCTCCCCAATGCTTTTGACGAAGTTCATGCATATCAATTGGTTCTCTTTTCATATGTCCACCCTTATTAAAGGTTGCACCTTTCTTTAAATAACCACCTAATAAATTTCTTCTCATTCTATTTGAATTATTTGCTTCAGAACCATGAACACAATGTGAGTGTAATAATACTACTTGTCCTTTTTGTAAATAACCCTCTACTTTACGGAAATCATGTCCTTCCGGCATAATACAAGGTTTACCTCTTTCGTTTCTCCAAAATGATGGATTGGTTTTTGTTCTCTCCTCATCAACTTCAATTGGTAAAACAGGCAATCTATGAGAACCTTCATAATTCCATACTGCACCATTTTCTGGGTTGTGATTATCTAATGCTAACGCAGTATTGATAATCTCATTGTGGCCACAACCGGTATAAAATGCATTTTGATGCATATCTCTTCCCAATTGTCCTGGTGGTTTAAAGTAACACCAAGTTTGCATTCCCTGTACATCCCCTTCCATTAAAAACTCACAAGCTTCTAATATTTTTGGATGACAAAATATTTTTTCTAATTTAGGTGAAATTTTATGTGGATATGCAAACGGGTCCCACTCACCCCACTCATTACCTTCAGGTGTAAGTGTTCCTTTTCTTTCTTCACGAAGTTTTTCTAATTCTTGATTAACTTCTTCAACTTCATCTTCCGTAAGTAATTGTAATACGGTAAAACCTCTATATCTCCAATCGAATGTAATTTGTTGTACTTCTAAATCGGATAGGTGCTTAAATCTTGACATAACTTTAATTGTTTATATAAATTAAATATACTAAAAATAATTTATACTACCAAAATTATTATTTATGAAATTGTAATAAGTTTGGTAAGTATAAACCTATATTTTTAATTTTACTTGATACGATTGAAATCGATGCAGCATTGGATGCTACAACACCAATATCGTTTATAGTTCCATTATTTGAATATACTGCCGATGTTGGGCCTGTAATTCTCCATCGCATTTCTCCTAATGTCCAATATGGATTTTCTAATAACGAATTATATTCTTCCAAATCCATTTCAAAAACAAATGAATTTGAATCATTTACTCTTTGTGTAAAATATCTATTTATAAATCCATTTTCATAATCAATATCGTTTGGAGATGGTACAATCGTTTTTGGAAAATCCAATGAATATAATTCTCTACCTTGTATTAAGTCTTTATACATTTTATTCTGCTTTTAATAAATATCCAGCCTCAATTGTGGTTTTCCAACCATTTTCGTCAATACCTTGTTTTACATTTAGTATTTGAAAATATCCATTTTGATTGTATACTTCTGGTAAACCATCAATTTGAAAATATTCACCACAACTAAATCCGGCCATTCCATCCATTTCTAATGTTATTTCCAAAAATGTCAATGCGGTTGACCCACTTGGTGTTTTTGGCATCATATATAATTGAACCAATCCACTATCTTTATATATTAAATTTTGTGTGGTTTTTCCAATTAAAAATTTTACAAATTTAGATTGATAAGCTTCATTTAATTTTTTTTGCTCTTCTGCGGCTTCCTTATCCACTTCCTCTTTTTCTTTTTTCTTTTGTGCTTCAGTCTTTTTTTTATCTTCTTCTTGTTTTTTGGCGGCCTCTTCTTCTTGTTTTTTGTTAAAATATTTTACTATACTAACTTCCATATCGTTTACCGAACAATATCCATCCGCATTGGTTGCATATGATAAATCCGCTGAAACCAATCCATCGATTTCCTTTGATGATTCCGTACCTGTTTTTTTATTTGCGTTTGCAATTGCAAGTTGAGTTGAGTATAATGATTGTGCTTGCATCAATGTACTCATTTCCATATTAAAAGTAAAATTTTTAACTATGGATTCTTTTGTACCTATTTTAAATCTATGTATAGTTGGTTTTTCCGATGTCGTTACTGTTTTTACAGCTGGTTGTGAAAGTTTTCTATCAATAATTTCCAAAGGTTTTTGTCCAGGTGCATCTTCTTTTCCTTGTAGTTCTAAATTACACAATCCCAACATAGCACTTTGTATAGTTGATAATACGGAATTAACTAAATCCGTTATACTATTTGAATTTTGTAATATTTCTAAAAATCTGGTATAACTAAAAAATACATTTAATAAATTTCCTGTATTTGAGTTTACTTCGATATTGGTATTATCATTTAAACGTTTTATTGTTTTTGTTTTTGTTTTTATTGGTAAACCATTAGTAAAATCATAAATCTCAGAATCATCTATATTAAAAGATTTTTCCTTTATTTTACCATCTATTCTGGTGCTTTTTAATATAACAATATTTGTTTTTGGAGTTAAATCTACTAGTGGTAAATTTCCTGGAAATATAACAGATTCGTCCGTTGATATCAACATTGGATTTGAATTTACAGGTATAATTTTTTTACCATTA